CAGCTGGGATCGTGCATAAGCATGAGAAGAAGCTGCATCCCGGTCAGCCTATGACTAAGTTTGCTAAAGGCGGCAAAACTAACGCGCAGATGAAATCTCTGGGTCGTGGTTTGGCTAAAGTAGCTAACCAAAAGAAGTCTTCTTTTACATACAAAAAAGGCGGCTAATCATGGCTACATTTAGCAAAAAGATGATGGGCAAGGAAGTTGGCGATGCTTCAGTCTATGCCACACCACATACTATGTCTGGCAAGGTTGTCAAAGCTTCTACCAACCCCGGCTCCGGCCCTGACCATAGCGATGCCAATACAGTCAATATGACTGTAGGTAACATCAATCGTCGTCCTGCACCAGCAGCTAAAACAACTGGTATCAAGATGCGAGGCGCAGGCGCGGCGACTAAAGGTTTTATGTCACGAGGCCCAATGGCATAAACTATGGCACTGACATACGCCCAACTTGTGGCTGCGGTAACGGATTACACGCAGAACACATTTGACACGACTACGATCAATGTAATGATCAAGCAGGCGGAGCAACGCATCTATAACACAGTGCAGATTGCCAACTTGCGTAAGAACGTGACGGGTGTATTGTCAAACGGTAATAAGTACTTGGCTTGTCCAGAGGATTTTCTTTCGACGTACAGCCTTGCTATATACCCGTACAACGCAACAACAGCTACCGGCACTTCTGCTGCAAAGACTATTGTTGTAGCCAGCGCAACAGGTATTGCAATAGGTCAGCAGGTTACAGGCTCAAACATTGGCACTAATGCTTTGGTGCGTAGCATCAGCGGTACAACAATTACTTTGACTGTAGCCAATAGCGGCACTGTGAATGGTGCTGTGGTCTTCCAAGGTGATTATCTGTACCTGCTCAACAAAGATGTGAATTTTATTCGTGAAGCATATCCATTGAGTGCAGGTGTATCTGAGCCTAAACATTACGCCATCTTTGGCCCACAGTCAGCTAACGTCAATGAGCTGTCGTTTATTCTTGGCCCTACGCCTAATGCTAACTACTACGCAGAACTACACTACTACTATTACCCAGAGTCTATCGTGACGGCTTTGACTACATGGCTGGGTGATAACTTTGATTCTGCATTGTTGTACGGCACGCTTTGTGAAGCGGGTTCTTACATGAAAAGTGCGCCAGAAGACGGCATGTACAAGTTGTATCAAGAACGGTATATTGAATCTATTGCTCTGCTTAAGAACTTGGGTGATGGTAAGCAACGTGCTGATGCGTACAGGGATGGTCAAGTGAGGATTCCTGTGTCATGAGTAACATTCTTCAAACTCAGACGACCAGCTTTAAAACAGAGCTATATACAGGCGTTCATAACTTAGCCACCAATACGCTAAAGATTGCCCTGTACACGGCTGCCGCTAATTTAAACGAAGCTACCACTGCATATTCTTCTGTAAATGAAGTTAGTGGGGGTGGTTATACCCTTGGCGGCGTAACGCTGACTGGCGTAACCATTAGCTCATCTGGATATACAGCTTTTGTAGACTTTGCTGATGTGGTGTTTAACGCATCGGTTACGGCTCGTTGTGCACTAATTTATAACGATACCGTTGTCGGTAAACCATCTATTGCTGTGTTGGACTTTGGGTCTGACAAAACATCTACCAATTTCACCATCACAATGCCTGCTAACACAGCAACGGCAGCATTGATCCGTTCTTCTAATTAAGGAGCCTCACATGAGCTTGGACAAAATCACCGCTACCGACCAAGTAGCCGCAATTACAAAATACAACACAACGCCTTCTGATGCGATGGCGATTGAAGGTTACTATCACGCTGTTTGCTACAGCATTGATGGCTTTGTTAAGTGGGATGAACCTATCCAGAACTTGGTGACGACTGTTGGTAAGAACTTGACCTTGGATACCATCCTTGGCAACTCAGCCGCTGGCGCAGTTGTGATGGGTCTAAAAGGTGTGGGTTCAGCTAACGTAGCTGATACACAAGCATCTCACGCAGGCTGGTTAGAAGTGGGTGGCACTAATGCTCCTGCATATTCTGGCAACCGTCCTACACCATCTTTTGCTTCAGCAGCCGCTGCAAGCAAGGCTACATCTTCTGCCGTGTCATTTTCTATGACCAGCACAGGTACTGTAGCGGGTTGCTTTATTAACATTGGCGGTAGCGCAACTAAAGATTCAACCACTGGCACATTGTTTTCTGCGGGTGATTTCTCTAGTTCTAAGGCTGTTGTTAACGGTGACACGATTGCAGTTACATACACATTAACACTGACTTGATATGGCGTTAGCTTGGGGTGACGGCACATGGGGTGAGAACGCATGGGGCGGGGGAGAAACTTTCCCTGTCAGCGTTACAGAAACCGCCCTGATTGCTGATTCACCTGCGGCTGGGCTGTTGATTGATGTAAGCATTACGGAGTCATTGACCGGCGGTACGTCTTGGGGTCAAGACGCTTGGGGTTCTGATTCGTGGGGTGGTACGGCGGGCATTCAGGATATTCAGACTGTAGTTCTGACGATGAATGTGGCAGTATCTGAAACTGCGGCTATTGCTGAAGACCAGTCTGTTGTTGCTAACTTTGCGGGGTCTGTAACGGAAACTGCGGCTATTGTTGAGACAAACGAGGCAATTACAAGCTACAACGTCAGCGTGTCAGATAGCCAGACCATTACGGATGACGAGGCCGCGCAGACAAGTTACAACGAAAGCGTATCGGATTCAGTTGGAATTGTGAGTGTAGAAGAGGCAGTTGCTACATTCTTGGGTGATATATCGGAGTCGATTGCAATAGCAGAAGCACAGGTGGCTGTGCTGATTATGACCATCAACGAGTCGATGGGTATTGCAGAAGGAACGATTGTAGGAACGTTTTACACAGAATTTTTAACTGAATCTGCGGCTATTGCTGAAGTAAACGGCGGTGTCGCAAACTACAATTTAAGCCAATCAGAAACGATGGCTATAACAGAAACAAATGGTGGACGATTCTTGTGGGAAATTATTGATGACACACAAGGCGTTACATGGCAAAATATCAGCAATCCGCAAACGCCGGGCTGGGGTGCTGTTGATACAACGGAATCGCCCGGTTGGACAGTAATTTCTACTCAGTAGGAGCATTAAATGGCAAATACATCGCTAATTGGACTAACCCTCCCAGTACAAGGAACTCTATCCGGTAGCTGGGGTAATACGGTTAACAATGCGATCTCCCAGATTGTGGACGTTGCCGTTGCTGGCACACAGACAATTACGGTTGATACAGACATTAACTTGGCGGTTACAGTCGGTACTGATGCAAGTACAGGACTAACGGCTAATAGCTCTCAGTATGCGGTTCTTCTGTGCACTGGCGCACGTACAGCACTGCGCTTTATCAATACCCCCAAGCAGTCTAAGACCTACGTTGTTATCAACGACACAACAGGCGGATTTGCGGTAACAGTTCGCGGTGGCCCTTCAACTCCCACAACGGGTGTAACGGTAGCGGCAGGCACACGGGCAATCATTGCTTGGAACGGCTCTGACTTTGTTAATGTGGGCGGTGGCTCTGCTGCTGGCTCTGACACGCAGGTTCAGTTCAACAGTTCTGGTGCTTTCGGTGCTTCTGCAAACATGACGTTTGACGGAACTAAGCTGACGGTTGGAAACCTCTTAGACTCTGGCCTGACAGCCAGCAAGCCCGTCTTTACAGACGCAAGCAAGAACTTGGTGTCTACTGGAACTCTTGGTGTTGACCAAGGCGGTACAGGTCTAACCACTTTGACTGCTAACAATGTGATTTTGGGTAACGGTACTTCAACACCCACTTTTGTTGCTCCTAGTACTGCTGGTAATGTGTTGACATCTAACGGTACAACTTGGGCATCAACAACTCCAGCCGCTACTGGCGCTACTCGCGGTCAAGCAGTGGCAATGGCTCTCGTCTTTGGTCTATAAGGAAACATCATGGCAAATCCAAATATTGCTGGTTCATCACTCAAGATTTTTGGCACAACTACGCAGCTTACCCCCGGCGGTACAACTGCTGTGGTATTGCTACCAAACGCATCAACCAGCAATCAAGTTTTAAAAATCAACCAGATTGTTGCGGCTAATGTGAATGGCACTTCGGCAGTCGATGTCACAGTGGCTATTTACACTAACGGCGCTCAGTCTCAAGGCTCTGCTCCTTCAAGCGGTACAGCTTTCCCAATTGCTTCTACGGTGTCTGTTCCGCCTGATGCTTCATTGATTGTTGTTGATAAAACATCATCTATCTATTTGATAGAAGATAGATCAATTACAGTGACCTCTGGTACGGCAAGCGGTATTACATACAGCATCAGCTACGAAATCCTTGACGGCCCAGCAACATAAGCGGAGGCAATCATGTCTCTTAGTAAAGTTGGCGGGATTCTCTCAGCCGGTTTAAACGGCATCAACTACCCTGTCACAACGGTGGAATACCTTGTCGTGGCTGGCGGTGGCGGTGGTGGCGGTGTTCCAAATGCTGATAACTACGCTGGCGGCGGTGGCGGTGCTGGTGGTTTGTTAACTGCTACTGGGTTAGCGGTAACCGTTGGCTCAAGTATTACAGTAACTATTGGTGCTGGTGGTGCTGGCGGAACAAGAGATGTTACGGGAGTTGGTACAGATGGATCAAATTCTGTATTTAGTAGTATTACCACAACAGGCGGCGGCGGAGGTGGCGGCGGTCAAGGTGCAACTTATGGCGCAGGTCGAGCCGGTGGTTCTGGCGGAGGCGGCGCTGGTTCTGGCAATGGTACTCTAGGTTTAGGAACTTCTGGGCAAGGAAATAATGGCGGTTCTGGGAATAGCGCCAGTCAGTCTACCGCTGGAGGTGGAGGCGGTGCTGGTTCTGTAGGATTGTCATACACTTATAGTAACCAAGGTCGCGCTGGAGGGGCTGGAATAGCTTCTTCCATTTCAGGCGCACAAGTTTTTTACGCTGGCGGTGGCGGTGGCGGGACGGAAGGTAATGCGCTCGCTTATGGTGGCGCTGTTCAAGGTCTTGGTGGCGCTGGTGGCGGGGGAAATGGTGGCGGCGGTCAACCAACAAATATATTAACTGGAACCACAGGTTTAGCTAATACTGGTGGCGGAGGTGGTGGAGGCGCAAGAAGTAACGTTGGCGGTGCGGGTGGTTCGGGCGTTGTCATTCTTCGTTACCCATCTTATTTAGCCCCTGCTACATCAACAACCGGAAGCCCTGAAATGGTTGTATCTGGCGCATGGCGCGTATACACATTTGTTGCATCTGGAACAATCACATTCTGAGGATATATGGCACAAGGTCTTTTTACACTCAGACAAGTTAACCAAGCCATTCGTCAAGGCGCGTGGTCAGCATTTAATCCACCTCAATTTGTAGAGTACCTTGTTGTTGCTGGTGGTGGCGGTGGACAAACAGGCGGTGGAGGTGGTGCGGGTGGTTTATTAACAGGCATGGTTCCTGTTACGGCTGGCGCTTCTTACACGGTTACTGTGGGTGGTGGTGGTTCAAACGGTGGTGGTGGTGCGTCTGTTCAGGGCGTAACTGGTGTAAGTTCAGTATTTGGAAATATTACAGCTACTGGCGGTGGGGGCGGTGCGGCTTACTCTACAAACACATCTGGTTTGTCTGGAGGTTCTGGCGGCGGGGGGTATTTAGGCTCTGTTGGGCAAGGAACTTCTGGACAAGGAAATGCTGGCGGAACTGCTGGCGCTGTAACTACAGCAACTGCTGGCGGTGGTGGTGCTGGAAGCGTTGGAGTAAACCCATTACCCGCAAATGCACCAATCCTTGGTACAGTTACCGCAGCCGGTGATGGTGGCGCAGGTGTTGCATCAGCTATTAGCGGCACAATTACAACGTATTCTGGTGGAGGCGGAGGCGGAGCAAATAGTACCGCTACGCGTAGAAGTGCGGGTGGTGTTGGTGGCGGCGGTAATGGATGTATTGGTGGCGATGCATTAAACACTACGGGTACTGTTAACACAGGCGGCGGAGGCGGTGGTGGTTTTAATGTTAACTCTGATGGCAAATCAGGCGGTTCAGGCATCGTAGTAGTCAGATACCCCGGCTTTATTCAGTTTTACACTGGTGGGACTGTTACTTCTATAGGCAATTATATTGTTCACACATTTACATCTTCAGGCACATTGGCTCCTACAACTCCCTTAAATATAGGATTCAATGGATTTTTAGTTGTTGGCGGTGGCGGTGGTTCTGGTGATACTGGTGCATACCCTCCAGATGGTGGCGGTGGCGGTGGCGGTGCTGGTGGTGCGCTTGTTTACAACAACTACACTTGGTCTGGTACATACACAGTCACCATTGGCGCTGGCGGTGCGGCTCGTACAAGCGGAACAGATACAACTTTTGTAACTGGTGCTACAACATGGACGGCTGTTGGTGGTGGTAAAGGCGGTCAAAACTCTGTGACTAGTGCTGGTTCTGGTGGCTCAGGTGGTGGTGGTGCGGCTGGCACATTTACAGATTCTGGCACTTCTACACAATCATCACAATCTGGTGCTACAGGTTATGGAAACAATGGTGGTACTGCAACTAGCGGGCCATATCGTTCTGGCGGTGGTGGTGGTGCTGGCGCGGCAGGTCAAAGTGGTACTGTCAATGCAAATGCTTCTGGTCGCGGCGGAGTGGGTATTCAATTCCCACCCGGTATACCTAATTACTATGCTGGCGGTGGCGGTGGCGGTGGTTGGGGCAATGTCTCAACTGGAGGTACTGGTGGATTGGGTGGCGGTGGTGCAGGTGCAACTGTAGGTACAGGCACGGCTGGAACCGTTAATACTGGTGGAGGTGCTGGAGGCGGTGGATACATTGTTTCAGGAGGAGCCGCCGCTGGTGGTTCTGGAGTTGTTATTATTTGCTCAAGAACTGAGGCATCTAGCACAACTGGGTCTCCAACAATATCGTCAAATGGTAGCAACTATGTCTACACATTCACAGGCTCTGGATCAATCACCTTCTAAGGACAAAGCATGAGTCAAACTTTATTAGGTGGATTCCTTTCCGCAACCTTTAACCCACTAGCAGGTGACAAGCCATCTACGGTTGAATACCTCGTAGTTGCTGGCGGCGGTGGGGGAAATGATTATTACAGTGGCGGGGGCGGCGCTGGAGGTTTATTAACTGCGGCAGGTTTTGCTGTAGCTTCTGGTTCTGCCTTGACTATTACTGTTGGCGCTGGTGGTGCTAAAGGAAGTGCTGGCGCAAATTCTGTGTTTAGCTCAATTACTGCAACTGGTGGCGGGTATGGTGGTCGTCCGGGTGGTGATAGTTCTGGTGGCTCTGGCGGCGGTGGTGGTTGGTCAACAACAGTTGTGCAAACAGGGGGCGCAGGGGTTTCAGGGCAAGGTAATGCTGGGGGTACTGGACTTGGCGGCGGCTATGGTTCATGTGCTGGCGGCGGCGGTGCGGGTTCGGTTGGAGGTAGTACCGTAAACGATTCTATAATTCCCGGAAACGGGGGCGCTGGCCTTTGCTCAACCATTACAGGCGCAAGAGTTTTTTACGCTGGTGGCGGTGGTGGCGGCACAGGTGGATATTCATTTGGTCTTGGTAGCGCCGGGGGTGGTAATGGTGGCGGTTCTTCATCACCACCTGCAACCGCAGGAACTTCAAATACAGGCGGCGGAGGCGGTGGCGGTGGGTTTCAAACTCCCGGCGTTGCTGGCGGCTCTGGCATCGTCATCATTCGCTGGCCTCAATCACAACAACCACCCACTTCCACAACAGGAAGCCCTCAGATAAACTACTCTGATGGGTATCAGATTTATACTTTCACATCTTCTGGCACTATTACTTTTTAAGGAGCAAACATGAGCCATTTCGCAAAAGTAGAAAACGGTGTAGTGACGCAAGTCATCGTCATCGAGCAGGACGTTTTAAACCTTGGTCACTGGGGCGACCCAGCATCTTGGGTTCAAACAAGTTACAACACTTCTGGTGGAGTTCACTCGCAAGGTGGGACGCCACTGCGTAAGAATTTTGCTGGTATTGGTTACACATACGATACAGGTCGTGATGCGTTTATTCCTCCCAAGCCGTTTGCGTCTTGGCTGCTGAATGAAAGCACTTGTCAGTGGGGCGCACCTACACCTATGCCTGTAGAAGAAGGCAAAATCTTCACATGGGACGAACCCACAACATCTTGGGTTGAATTTGTAGAACCCGCCTAATAGGAATAATCATGGCTCAATACAGTGGAATGTGGACGCTAAGTCAAGTCAGTCAAGCGGTTAAAAACCAGACTTGGACGGGCAACTTTCCTCCGTCTGTTGTTGAGTATTTGATTGTTGCTGGTGGCGGTGGCGGCGGTTCTGTTCATGGTGGTGGCGCAGGTGCTGGTGGTTTGCTTGCAGGATATGCAGGTATTACTGCTGGCTCTTCCTACTTTGTAACAGTTGGCGCTGGAGGAAATGCGGCAACTAGCGGTTCAAACTCTGTTTTTGATGCTACAACTTCTGGTGCGTTCACGGGCCGTATTGTTGCCTCTGGTGGTGGTTATGGGGCCGACTACAATCAAGGCCCCGGAGCGAACGGTGGTTCTGGAGGTGGAGGAGCAGGAGGTGGGGCTAATCCTGTTTTTGAATATTACGGTTCTGGAATAAGTGGTCAAGGCAATGCAGGTGGAACAGGTTCTGTTAATTCTTTTCGTAATGGTGGCGGTGGCGGCGGCGCAGGTACTACAGGTTTAAATTCTGTTGTAGATACAGTTTCTGGTAACGGCGGCGCAGGAATAGCATCTATCATTTCAGGAACAATTACAGCTTATGCTGGCGGCGGCGGCGGCGCGGCTACTACAACTACTGGCGCAGGAATTGGTGGTGTTGGCGGTGGCGGTAACGGGGGTTTGACAAATATAAATGGTACTGCTGGAACTGCAAACACAGGCGGTGGCGGCGGTGGAGGTGGCGGCAGTGGCACAGGAGGTGCTGGCGGTTCAGGCGTTGTCATTCTTCGCTACCCCGGCTCAATTCAATATTTCACTGGTGGCACAGTAACCTATGCCGCTGGTAATGTCGTTCATACGTTTACATCTTCAGGCACGTTGGCTCCAACAACGCCAACTAATTTGCTTGGTGCAAACACAATCGTATTCTTCTCGTCCAACACATGGACAGCCCCTGTTGGCGCGACTCAGGTTCAATATTTAGTTGTTGCTGGCGGCGGCGGCGGCGGCATGGCTGGTGGCAGTGATGCTGGTGGAGGTGGAGGCGGTGCAGGCGGTTTCCGTACTGCTACGGGCTTATCAGTAACTGCTGGCACAACATACACGGTTACCGTGGGTGCAGGTGGTTTTGGTGCTTTATCTGCCGCAAATGGTACAAGCGGTACTGATTCTGTTTTTAGTTCTATAACCTCTACGGGCGGCGGCGGTGGTGGCGGTAATAACGGCGTTGGTTCAAATGGTGGTTCTGGTGGCGGAGCCTCTGCTTTTGGTTCTAACCCAACCGCAGGTGGAACAGGTAATACGCCATCTACTTCGCCTTCTCAGGGTAGTAACGGTGGGACTGCTGACGGCAGTCGTTCTGGCGGTGGTGGTGGTGGTGCAAGTGCTGTTGGCGGTAACGGTTCTGGCGCATCAAGTGCTGGCGCTGGCGGTGCTGGTACGGCATCCTCCATCACTGGAACTTCCGTGACTTACGCCGGTGGTGGAGGTGGTGGCGCTAGAAGTTCTGGCGCGGGTGCAGGAGGTTCAGGTGGTGGTGGCGCAGGTAGTAATGATTACTTGATTGCTGGAACTAATGGCACAACCTTTACTGGAGGCGGCGGCGGCGGGAGCGGTGCTACTAGCGGTCAAACCACTAGAAGTAACGGCGGTAACGGCGGCTCTGGCATCGTAATCATCAAGTGGAGCTAACCATGTGGGACTGGGCTGAAGCATTCATTGCGGCGGCCTGTATAGTGGCCTTCGTCATCTATGGCACGTACATAATTGCATGGACTTTGGTGTGATGAATGCGTTGGCTCATACTGTTACTGCTGTTGGGGCTAGTTGGAGCCGTAGCCAAGAATGGTTGCCATGTGCGCGAGTTCTACGGAATAGGCTACACAATTCACAACCCATCCGAGCGCCATCAGCAGATGGTTGCATGGCTAAAGAACAATGCACAGTATTGCAAGCCAGAAGACTATGTGGTCATTTGGAACAACCTGCCTATGTGGGCGGGTACAGCAGATTCGGCAGAAGCAAGAACGTTAATTTTGCGTGGATATGAAGAGGCGCTTAAACGTGAAAAGAAATGAAGATCAGTTACGACAAGTGGTATCCAGTCGTCCAACCTCAAGCAATGGTGCAGCAGGAATTATTTATAAAGAGGGTGGAAAAGCAGAACGCTGAGTACGCTTTGCAGGTACAGATTGACCAGCAGGTGAAGAAGTTTCACCAGTACGAGTACGAGATTTATGAATACAGGATGCGACAAATAACGCTGAACATTGACATCACAAACCTTAAACGCGAGATTGACAAACTTGTATGACCAGAAAACCGATACCCAGACCGGTCAAGAAGACATCACCGGACACAAGGGACAAGCTGACGCTGTACGTCACGCTCATGGTAAGCACAACCCTATGTATCTCCGTGTTGGCCATGGTGGTCAGCTTTATGTTGGGTCTGTGGGCCAAGGAAGTGGACAACGCCGAGATTTTCAAGATGATTTCACCCGCTTTTTCTACTCTTATCGGCGGCATGATTGGGTTCCTGTCTGGTATCAAACTCATGCAAAATGACGACAAATCAAAAACTTGTAAGGACTAACAATGCTTTCACTCATATCAACCCTTGGCGGTCTGCTCATATCAGGTTTACCAAAACTTCTAGACTTCTTTCAGAACAAGGCTGACCAGAAACATGAATTGGCGCTTGCCCGTGTCCAAGTGGAAATGCAGCTACAGATGATGGCGCAGGGCTTTGCGGCTCAAGAGCGTATGGAAGAGATCAGAACTGATCAGATTGCCATGCAGACAGACGCAGAGATGACTGTTGCCGCCTATGACCATGACAAAAAGATCATGGAAGAAGCCAGCCGCTGGGTGGTGAACTTTGTAGGCACTGTGCGCCCAATGGTTACTTACATCTTTGTATTGGAACTCTGCGCTATCAATGCTTGGATGGCGTACTACATTTACAGCCGCCCCGCTTTGGTTACAAGTATGGATGACTTGGTGCGCTTGACTGATATTCTGTTCAGCACAGATGAGATGGCAATGCTTGGAGGCATCATTGGTTTCTGGTTTGGCTCACGTAGCTGGAGCAAGAAATGAAATTGGGAAAAGCTGGCGCTGACTTGATGCACCAGTGGGAGGGGTATCGCACTAAGCCGTACCTTTGCCCGGCCCATATCTGGACAATTGGTTATGGTCATGTGCTGTACCAAGACCAGATTAAACTACCCGTTGTGCGTGTAAACGACTACGCAGGGATGATCCGCAAAGAGATGCCATTAAAGCCGGAGGACAATCGTGTCTGGACTAAAGAAGAGATCGAGAAACTATTCACAGATGATGTCGTCCCTACTGAACGTGGTGTTCTACGACTTGCTCCCGCTTTATCTGGTCGTCAAGGCGCTTTTGACGCGTGTGTCAGCTTTGCCTTCAACGCCGGAGTGGGGGCTTTTCAGCGTTCTTCTATTCGGATGAAAATTAACCGTGGTGATTGGGAAGGTGCGGCAGATGCCCTCTTGCTGTATTGCATGGCTGGTGGCAAAATACTACTAGGGCTAAAGAAGCGCAGGGACGCTGAAAAAGCACTGTTTTTATCCTAGGACTACCGATGGCACTTAAGAAACTCGTACTAAAGCCGGGAGTTAACCGGGAGAACACCCGTTATGCAAACGAAGGTGGCTGGTATGAGTCCGACAAAGTGCGGTTCCGCCAAGGTACGCCTGAAAAGATCGGTGGCTGGGCACGTATATCTACATCTGTATTCCAAGGTTTGTGCCGTTCTTTGTGGAACTGGATCACGCTAGACAACTTAAACCTAATCGGAGTAGGCACTAACTTAAAGTTCTATCTTGAGCTAGGCGGTGAGTACAACGATATTACGCCTATTCGGGCAGGAGCTATCCTAAATAACCCGTTTGCCACAACTAACCTGCTTACTTTGGTTACCGTTACAGACGCATCCCACGGTGCAATTACAGGTGACTTTGTAACGTTTAGCAACGTAGCTCCCGTAGGTGGCCTTGATTTAAACGGTGAGTACTCTATTACTTACGTTGATGCCAATACTTACACAATTGTATCGGCTACGGCGGCTACTTCTACTGTAGCGGCTGGCGGCGGTTCAACTGTAAACGCTATCTATCAAATCAATACAGGTGACGCATACGAAATCCCACTAGCCGGTTGGGGTGCTGGTACATGGGGCGCAGGAACTTGGGGCTTTGGCGGTACGTCAACATCTGCGATTAGGTTGTGGAGTCAGAACAACTTTGGTGAAGACTTAGTTTATGGTTTCCGTGGTGGCCCAATCTATTATTGGGATGCTGGTTATGGCGTAGCTCCATCCTTGGCTACGGTCAGCATAGCTTCTCCTGCGGTAGTTACTGCCGCTTTTAACTTACCAAATGGCTCTCCAGTCATCC